TTTGATTTGGTTGGCTCTTCTCCAAGGAAGGCTTCAAATATATCGTTAAAAACAGAATCGTCTTTTTCATCAAATAAACCATCAAAAAAATCTCTGGCTTTATTAAAATTAAAGCCTTCTCTCATTTCACGTATATTATCAGTTAATTCTTTGCTCCCATTTAGGAGCTTTTTTGCATAGTTGATTTCTGAATCATTATTCATTGGATTTGTAAAGAAAGAAGAGCCGCAAGCAAAAAGCATTGAAGCACAAAACTTGCCCTGGTTTCTAAACCTGGTTTGATTCTCATAAATTGTTGTTGCGAATGATGAGAAAACAGCCATTTTCTTCCTTTCTTTTCAAAGTCCCAATAGTCCCATTTTAGTCCCATGATAGTAAATAATACCTGGGTTTATTCTATAGTTGGGAACTAAAAGTCTTTCTCTAATTATATCACGTATAACGTCTATATTAAGAAAGTTCTTAATGCTCCACATATAAGGTCTTGGAGTAATTAACCAAGATAACAGCACCAATTCTCAATAAGGTGCTTTTATAGCTAATGCCAATTGAGAAGGCATATGCAAATTGAAGTAGAAGTGTTTCTGCTGGTTTGTATATGTTTTCTTGATACCTACAAGTGAAGACCTCTGCTTCGGAAAGTAGAGGTTTTTATGAATCATTTTGATGAAGTCGAAATTAAATTCGACAAGAAAACAAAAAAGCACGTTCTTATTCAAAGGTTTGATGATGGCACTGAAGCTAGAACAGTCCTTGATGCTAGAACCAAATACTTCTCTGTTCTCAAAGAAGAATTAAGAAAAGAGCATAACGAAGAAAGGAAACATCGTTATTGGGTTACAGCTAGCCTAGAAGGATTTGAATATGAAGGAGACGTATTCGCAGATAATAACACGCCTGTTTCCTATATAAATCTAAAGGAAGAAGAAGCTGAATCTCAGAGTTTTGATGTCATGAAGTTCTATGAGCTTCTAACAGAAACTCAGATGAGAAGACTATCTTATCGCCTTGAAAACCCAAAGATCTCTTATAGAGAAATCGCCAAAAAAGAGAACACTTCAGCTATGGCTATCTGTAAAACCTTTAACCAAATTAAGAAACTTTTTGAAAACTTTAAACTTTCTGGGTTTACAAACTAGCAATTTCTCTCCGTATGTCGAGCGGCAAACAAGATCACCGTTCAAGGAGGAAATTGATGGAACGAATCAAAATACGAGTTTCCAAAACGCCAGAACCTAATGGCGTGGTAGCGGTTAAGAAAACCAGAATAGCTAATCGAATTCTCAATAAGCTCTTCGGAACCACTAACAAAACAATTCTTGTATTAGGTGACAACGTAGTGGGGGTTTCTATTACTGAAGTCCCTGAAGGAGGGCAAAGGCATGACGAATGAACCTCATAGTCTATTAGCACCTTCAAGTAAAGAATGGTTCTACTGCGGGTTTGCTGTTAGGTTCCTAGCAACCAAAGAAGAAGAATCAAATGAACAAAGCGAGTTTGGCAGTGAATGCCATGCTCTTGGGGAAGCGTATGTAAGACTCCGTCTCAACATAGTCGATTATGATAATGAGCCTATCGATATCGAAAAACTAAAGCAAAGCTTTAAACACTATGATGAGGAGATGGAACGCCTTGCTTCAGCTTATGCAGACTACATCGTTAATCTTATGACTTTAGAAGAAAAGAGAACCGGTGAGAAACCTCTCTTATTCCTTGAGCATACACTTGACTGTAGTTACTCTCCAGATACACACGGAACCGCCGATGCGATCATGGTAACCAATAAAGAAATAGTGGTTATTGATAACAAAACAGGATTCATTGAACAAAACGTTATGGATGGCGATGAATTAAATTCACAGCTCGGAATCTATGGACTCTATGCCATGAAAGCTTTCCAACCTATCTATAACATTCAAAGAGTACGTCTAATTATCTTCCAAGAAAGATTGCATCACATATCTGAAACTGTTCTTTCAAAAGATCAATTGCTCAATTGGGAAACAACAAGACTTATCCCAGCAGCGGAAGAAGCGATGAATCCTCATGCCGAACCAAACCCAGGAAGTCACTGCAAGTACTGTCCAGGAAGAGTGTTCTGCAAGAGAAGAAGCGAAGAAGCTCTAAATGCTGTTAAGGAAGAAAAACCTGTTGAGTTAATGACCGAAAAAGAAATTGAAGAAATCTTACCAAAGCTTGATTTCATTGAAGACTATTGTGAATCAATTAAGGCTTATGCCTTAAAGAAAGCAATTGAAGGTAAAAAATGGAAAGGCTTTGTCTTAGGACACTCGGTTTCAAAAAGAAAGATCAGCGATGAAGCAAAGGTAGCTGAAATCCTCTCTGAAGCTGGATATGACATCTACCAACAAAACAAGCTTAAGTCCATTAGTGAACTTGAGAAATTAGTAGGTCGCCAAAGGCTAAATGAGCTTATTGGAATCTACATCATCAAACCAGAGGGAAATCCTATTCTGGTTAAAGAAAAGAAGGAGGGCGAATAATGCCACTAAACATTATTAAAGGTACCGTTCCTGCAGCACTGAAAATGTGCATCTATGCTCCTGAAAGTTTTGGTAAGACAACCATGCTTAGCAAGATTAAAAACGGAGTAGTCCTCGACGTAGAAAAAGGTTCATTCCATATTGATTTAAGTAGGGTAATCATTAACTCTTGGCAAGAATGCGTTGAAACAATAGCAACGATCATTAAAGATCCAGGAGAAATTGAGACCGTTTCTATCGATACAATGGATAGACTTGAAGCCTACGCAATTGACTATTTATTACTCAAACACCACAAAGCTTCAATAGAGGATTGGAGCTATGGTAAAGGCTATGTGCTATTGCAAGAATTATTTCAAGATTTCTATAAGCTCCTCGACAAGCTTATCGCTCTCGGAATCAATGTAGTGATAGTGGCTCATGCTAAGCCTAGAAAGTTTGAACTTCCAGACCAGGAAGGTGCGTTTGATCGATGGGAGTTGAAACTAAATAAACAGACTGCTCCTCTACTCAAAGAATGGGTTGATCTTCTCTTATTTGGTAACTTTGAAACCTATGTAGTTACGAGCGAAACAAATAAGAAGAAACCACAAGGTAATCGTAGAGTTCTATTCACAACTCACTCACCTGTCTTTGATGCCAAAAACAGATTTGGTTTACCAGAAAAGATGGATTTCGATTTCAAGCTTATTTCCCACTTATTTATGGTAAAAAGCCCAGTAAAACCTCCAAATTCTGTTGAAAAGAAAGAATCTGAGCTTCTTAAAAAAGTGAAGAAACTCATTGAAGATAATGGTGTCACTTTAGCAGAAGTCGAAGCAGTTGTTACATCAAAAGGACATTATCCAGAAGATAAGCATTTAGAAGACTATTCTGAAGACTTCATTGCTCGCTGGATTATTCCAAACATCAAAAAAATTGTCGAACAAATTAAATCTAAGAAAGAGGTAAAAAACGATGGAAAATAACGAAAACATCAATGTTGAACAAATCGAGACGTTTGACTGGGATGATGAACTTAGTGGTCAAGATCCTGTAAGTGAAAAACGAATCGTATTAGAAGAAGGGGATTATAACTTCTTAGTCACTAAATTTGAAAGAGGTAGATTCCCAGGTAACGATAAGCTCCCAGCAGCTCATAAAGCTACCATTCAAATCCAAATCAATTCTAAAGAAGGATTGGTCAATTATGGCTTTGATATTCTCCTAATTAAGTTAGAGGGTTTTGAAAAGAGATTATATGGCTTTTTCCGCTCTATTGGACAAAAAGAAGTAGGTCAAGCCTACAAGATGGATTGGAGCAAAGTTTTAGGCTCCAAAGGTAGAGCTCATTTCAGACCTAAAAACATCACTGGCAAGAATGGTGATCTCGTCACAGTTAATGACTTAGTTTACTTCATTGACTACGACGCCAACAACTTCACAGAACAAGACGATTTACCGTTCTAGCTCAGGAGACTGCTTATGAAGTTAACGGCAGTCGAAAACATATTAAGAAATAGCGTAATGGGGCATCAGATAAACCTGGTGCTCCAAATACTAACTGAAGGAGGCAGGATTTATGGATGATAATAAGCAACTAATACTTGATGCTTTGAACTTTATTGATCCTGCCGATTTTAGCGATTATAACGACTGGCTTCATATTGGTATGGCTCTTCATTATGAAGGATTTCCGATGAGCATCTTTGATGAATGGTCTAGAAGAGATCCTAACAAATACAATGCAAGAGATCTTGAAACGACATGGAATTCCTTTGGAAAAAGTGGCGGAAGAGGAGTGGTCACCGGGGCAACTATTATTCAGTTTGCCAAAGACAGAGGTTTTGATGCTCATAGAAAAATGGCTATTGAGACTTATGAATGGGATGACACTCTTCTTCCTGAAGATGACCTCGCTATTAGAAAGACACATATTCTAACTCCTTGCGAGCAATTAAAAACATATCTAAAAGCTGTATTCAAAGACGAAGACAAAGTAGGGTATGCAACTACAGATTGTTTCTTTAATGAGAAAAAGCAAAAGTGGCAGCCTCTAGCAGGTGTCTCAGATAGAACTGCAGCTCAGCTTATTAAGGAGCTAGAGAAATATCCAGATGATATCGAATGTGTTGTTGGAACTATTAACAAAGAAGCAGGAGCATGGATTCGCATTAACCCTTTAGATGGGAAGGGGGCGATGGTGGAAAACGTTACCTCGTTTAATTACGTTTTAATCGAAAGTGATGAAATTCCGAAACCCCAACAAATAGCGTTCTATAACAGATGGAAATTGCCTATTGTCGCTCTTGTAGATTCTGGCTCTAAAAGCGTTCACGCTATTGTGCACATAGATGCTCCAGATTTAATAGAATACGACACAAGAGTTAGAGAACTTTTTAAGTTCTTAGGAGAACACAATTTCCCAGCAGATCAGTCAAATAAGACCGCTAATAAATTCTCCAGAATGCCAGGTGTTACTAGGAATGGCGTAATGCAAACTCTCCTTGCTACTCATATTGGCTGTCAAAACTATGAAGAGTGGAAAAAGTATTTGGAGGAGGAAGAGAAAACCTTTCCTGTGATGAACGTCACGGATTTCTTCTATAATCCTGAGCCTCAAAAGCCAGAACTTATTCATGGAGTTCTTCGCAAAGGGCATGTGCTTATGGTCACTGGACCTAGTAAAGCAGGTAAGAGCTTCTTGATGGGAAGACTTGCAGTTTGTCTTTCTGAAGGGAAGCCGTTCCTTAACCATGAATGTGAAAAAGCAAAAGTAGTGTATATCAATCCAGAAATTGAACCTTCTTCTATTGGGCATAGATTCATAGCGATATATGATGCTCTCCAAATTGAAGAGCCAAGCAAAGAAAACCCAATTCAAGTTATTAACTTAAGGGGAACAATGGAAACTATTGAAGGGTTGATTTCAAAGCTCATCACAAAATACAAAGAACAAGGTGTGGACGTCTTTATCATCGATCCTATTTACAAATTCATGGAACAAGATGAAAGCAACGCTCAATACATTACTTTCTTCTTAGGAAGACTTGAGCACCTCAGCCATGAGCTAAACGCTACGATAGTTTTCTCTCATCACCACAAAAAGGGTAGTTCCGCAGATATCTCAGTTATCGATAGAGGTAGTGGCAGTGGAATCTTTGCCAGGCAAGCTGATGCCATTATGGACTTAAATGAGCTTGATATGGATGAAGATTTCCGAGAAGAAAACGGCTTTGAAGATTCCTGGACTGCTTATGAAATTGAGTATGTCACCAGAGAATTTAAAAGACCAAAATCACTAAAAGTGATATTCAAGTATCCATTACACGAAATTGATGAATCTGGAGTTCTTAAAGAGCTATTCCCAGTTGGTGATATTAGAAATGCTCAAAAGAAGAACAAAAAACAAACAACTATTGAAGATAGATACAACCGATTTGTCGAAGCTTTCTTCGCTGTTAGTGAAGATGGCAAAACAGCAAATCTTGGTGCCGTTGCCGCTAGAGCGAAAGTTGCTCCTAAAACCATTAGAAACAACATAGAAGAAATAGGCGGCTATTACATCCAAGAATCAGTCATTTACAGAGTCATAGGAGTGGATCCGAATTATGGCAAAAAATAAAACAATTTATAACTCTCTTACACGGGCGGCTGGTGAGGTGAAGGAGGGAAGGGAAATAAATATTATAAAATATTTCCCTTACCCTCTGCTCACCGAAATGTGCGTGCGAGACCAGGGGAGGAAAGTACATGAGCTTTGAAGAAACAAAAGAATACTTATCCAGGTATTACTACTTATATCAAAAAGTAGATTCCTTAAAAGAAGAACTGAAGCATTTAGAAATACTTGCTGATGGTACTCAGGGGTGTAGCTACGATGAACCAAGAGTACAAAAGTCTCCTTCTTTGAAAGCTCCGTTCATTAAATACATTGACCGAATCACTAAGAAGGAGAAGGAAATTGAAGAGAAGGTAGAAGAACTCTTTAAGCTCAGAGGAGAAATAGAAAACGCTATTGCTTCAATTGAAGATTCAACTCTGGAATTAGTTCTAACTTATAGATACCTTAACTTCTTTGACTGGAGAGATGTAGCTTCTAAACTTGGATACGCATTAAGCCATGTTTACCGCCTTCATAGACAAGGGATAATGGCTATAAAGTTTCCGCAGTAAAAGATGATAGTAAATGATAGTAAATGCAAGCATTTAGTAGTTGGAAAAAGTTCAAATTTCTTGATATGCTATAATCAGCAAAAGCTGTAAAAACTCACCGTCATTGGTGGGTTTTCTTTTTAAACACTCAAGGAGGTACCAACTATGGCCGGAAGACCAAAAGGTGATGCCTTTGAGAAGTGGCAGAAAACCGGGAAGTGGCCAAAGGTTCGTGAAGAAATCTCTACTTTGTATAAGAAAGGTTATACGCAGAGGTACATCAGTGAACGCCTACACCTCAATGAGGCCACTTTTTCTAGGCTCAAAGCTAATCATGAAGAAATAGCTGAAATTTTTAATGAAATCATGGATGAAGAATTACCAGAAGCGATGGCGGAATTAAAACGTCAAGCTTTTGGCTACTGGGTTACTGAAGACACAAAAGAAATCGCTACCAAAGGTAAAAGCGAATCTGGAAAGAAAGGAAGAGCCCGTAAGATTTGGATTCCTGGAAACTACAAAGCATTAGATCACTACATGACTTTGAGATTTGGAAAAGAATACATGTCTAGCTATACCGCTATGCAAGTCATGAAAGAACTAAAAGAAGAAATGAAGGAGAATTGGGACCGTGGAATTGAAGATCGTTTATAAAAAAGTGAGTGAATTAAAAGCTTACGATAATAACCCTAGAGACAACGATAAAGCAGTGGATGCTGTCGCAGCCTCTATAAGAGAATTTGGTTTTAAGGTTCCAATAGTGATTACTGAAGATAATGTTATCGTTACCGGTCACACTAGATTAAAAGCTTCAAAGAAATTAGGTTTAGAAACAGTTCCATGTATCATTGCTTCTGATTTAACTGAAGACCAAATTAAAGCATTCCGTATTGCGGATAATAAAACCTCAGAACTTTCTGACTGGGATGAAGATTTGTTAAGTGAAGAACTCGCTAACATTGACTTAGATATGTCTCAATTTGGTTTTGATGATATTCAAGTTGAAGAAGAAATTGAAGCTGAGGATGATGACTTTAATGAAGATGACGTTATTACTGATAATCCTTATTCAAAACCTGGAGATATTTTCCTTTTAGGAAATCATAAGCTTATTTGTGGAGATTCCAGAAGCAAAGAAGTAGTGAACAATCTTGTTGAAGAAAACATCATTGATTTAGTTCTTACGGATCCACCATATAACTGTGATTATGAAGGAAGTGATGGACAAAAAATCGAAAACGATAAAATGTCTGATGCGGATTTCAAACAATTCATGCTTGAAGCTTTCTCAAATATGTATGAGCACTGTAAAGATGGTGCAAATGCATTTGTTTTCCATAGAGACATTGAAGGTGTTAACTTTCAAGGTGGTTTCAAAGGAGCTGGTTTCAAATTAGCTCAAATGTGGATATGGGTAAAGAACAGTGCTACCTTTGGTAGAGGCTGGGCACACTACAAACATGAACCTATCATGGTAGGCTGGAAAGAGGGAGCTCCTCACTATGTTACTGGAGATAGAACTCTTACAACGATCCTTGAATATGACAAGCCAAAACACAATGACCTTCATCCAACCATGAAGCCAATTGAGTTAATGGCGTTCCTTATCAAAGAAGGCTCAAGACCTGGAGATAAGATCCTAGATTTATTTGGAGGTAGTGGAACCACATTGATAGCCGCTGAGCAAACAGGAAGAACTTCCTTCTTATCGGAAATCACTCCAAAATACACTGATGTTATTGTTAAAAGATATTTGAGATATAGAGGCAGCACTGAAGGCTGCTTTTTAATTAGGGATGGAGAAAAAATAGCTCTATCCGAAATCGAAGACTACCGAACTCACGCTTCGGAATAAAAGTCAAAAAAATCAATACACGCACATGAAGATGTCCTCCGATTATTTGTCATCTTTCATTACTAGATAGAGCCTGGTTTTTGCATTCGTTTCTCCGGGCTCTATCGCCTCCTTTCTGGCACTGAAAATAGTGTCGAATTATGTTGATAATACTAAAGTATTATTAGAGTATATACATGACCAAAGGAGGTCAGAAAAATGCACTATATCGAAACCAAAAAAGGACTTGAAACCTTGCTCAAAAGATACCTTGAAGCAGGGGTTACCGATGAAACAATGGATAGGGAAAATTCCTATCAAGCCAAATGGATCAGCTGTATCAAAGGCTGCATTGAAGATGGCTTAGCGATGGATGAGGTTGATTGGGAAAACACACCTGTCGAACTCAGACCTTTATGGAGAGGACTTAAATAACATGGAAGAAAGAATGAAATTGCAACGCTGGATAGGTTGCTTCATCTGCGGCGATTTTGATGCCGAGGATGTCAAAACTCAAATCAAAGCAGGCTGGTATGACTGGTTCTGCAAAGATAGCTCATTAGCAAGAAAAACTAAGAGAATGGGCAACATTATTAAAAGCCTTAGAGAAGGCGGTAAAGTTAACTTCACAGGTTGGTACACCTGGTTCAAGAACAACTGCCCTTTGAATGGACCACTCTATGATGACTTCCGCTTTGCGGACTTAGAGACTGGAGAGGTTCAATTCACAGTTCAATTAGACTGTTGCTGGAACCAAAAGAAGTACACAGTTTATGGAAGAACACCAGATGGCGTATTCCATAGCGATGAACCTCTATTTGAAACAGACTCAGTTAAAGAATTAGTTAAATGGTTCAATGAACCTTGGGAGAACTAAAATGGCAAAGCTTGAAATAACCGTTAAAATTACCGAAAACAAAGGCATCAAAGTTGGAAGAACAGTGATGCTCTTCAATAAACCAAGAGTAGTGGTTGGCTTCTGGAATAACAGCTTAGTCTTCGCTACTGAAAAACCGCAAACAATGCCTGAAGCTCAAGTCCTTATTTATACGACTTCTGAATTAAAGGAAATCTATGAAGAGGGCAGCTTACAAGGGCTTGTAGATATCGAATAATTTATTATTTGTCTTAAAGGATAAATCCTATTAAGTCTAATAATAAGCTCTGAAAGTGCCCGAAAAATGGGTGCTTTTTACTTCTTTACTCAATAACAAGTTATTCAGTAAAGGCAAAATGAGCAAAATAAAAAAAGACAAAGTCTTAAAGGAGAGAATATGTTTGAAAAAGTAAACCCTGCACACCCAGATAAACTCGCTGATAGAATAGCTGGAGCACTCGTTGATTTAGCTTATAAAAATGAGAGAGCTCCTAGAATTGCAGTAGAGGTTTTAATTGGTCATGGCTGCTGCCACATTATTTGTGAAACTAGCACTCACTTAAAAAAGAAAGATGTAAAAGCTGCAGTCTATAGAATTGCTGGGAAGCTAGCAGTGGACTATGTTGAAGTTCCTCAAGATTCTCTTCTTTCTCATAACCAAGCAGGAAAGTTCCGCTGCGGAGATAATGGTATCTTTCGTGGTGTTCCTTTAACTCCAGAGCAAAAAAGACTCTCTGAAATAGCTAGAGACATCTATGATTCGTATCCTTATGACGGGAAATATATCCTTGATAAAGATAGACTAGTTATTTGTCAAAGCAACGCTGAATCTAGCGAGCTTCAAAGGATCTTCAAAAAAGCTGAAATAAATCCTATTGGAGATTGGAAGGGCGGCACTAATGTAGATACAGGTGCAGTCAATAGAAAGCTCGGTAGTGATATGGGAGATTCCGTTACTGGTGGAGGCTTGCATGGGAAGGACCTCAGCAAGGCTGATGTGTCTGTAAATATCTATGCTTTCCTTAAAGCTCAAAAGACTAATAAAGTGGTAGAGCTAAGCTGTGCTATTGGCGATGAGTATATAGACGGCAAACCTTATGGTGAGATTGTCTGCATTGCTAAAGACTTTATTACAAAGCTCGGTGGCTTTGAGAAGTTCGCCGAGTGGGGCTTGTTCTAATGCTTAGCAACTGCAAAGAAATCAATAGGTTCTATAGAAGCTCTGAATGGGCTATTGCTAGAGCTGAAAAGATTGCAGAAGCTCATGGGCTTTGTGAAATCTGTGGAGCAGTAGGGGAAGAAGTGCATCACATCATTCACTTAACTCCAGAGAACATTCATAACCCAGAGATAACACTAGGAAAGAAGAACTTGATCCTTCTCTGTAAAGACTGTCACAACAAAGAACATGGAAGGTTCAAAAAAGCCGGAGCTCAGTTCGATGAAGAAGGAAATCTAAAACCTTTTTAATCCCCTCCCGGTCGAATTTCTAAAGAAAAATTTCAAAGTACCGCTGCCCCCACCTCAAAAATGCGTGGCTTAAAAATTTCCAAAAATCAGATTTTCAAATTCTGGTTTTTTCTTTCATGGAGGAGTTAGATGGACACAAAACAAATCAACAAAGAGTATGCACGTCTAGCTGCTCTTTTCACTAATGTCGACAAAACAAAACTAGAACTCGTAGATGAACTATTAAAGAAAGCTGCTTTTCTGAAAGTTGAGTTAGATGATCTACAAGCTTTAGTTAGAAAGCATGGAGCAGTGGAGTTTTCTTCCAAAGGAAACAGCCGCCAGACTCAGTGCTATAAAACTTACATTCAATCTCTTGGAGTTTATCAAAATATCATCAAAACGCTTAATACCATCATGGGTAGAAACGCAATTGACGAAGATGATGAGTTTGATGAATTCATGAAACAAATTAGATAAGGAGGAACGCATCATGGCGTATGAAATTAGTATTCACGTTAATAAGAATGGCAAATTAGAAACTGATGAGCTTCCTCTTGAAATCTCAGTCTATAGAGAAAGCAAAAGAGTAAAACTCTTGTTTACGGTAGATAGTGAGATAGACTCAACTTATCATTACTTAAAGTTCACTCATCAAAATGCCACTTATCTCTATAGAGTTCATAACAATGAATTTGAGATTCCTAAAGCTATCACGGCTTACGAAGGAGCATGGGAAATCTCGTTTGTAGCTTGCGATGAAGTTGCTAACAGCGACTCAACAATTACTGCGAATTACATCTATGCTTCAGAACCAATAGTGGCAACAGTGCTTAGAGGGAACCTGGGAATTATCCATACCTCTGAAGAATTTACATTGCTTTCTCAACTGGTTGAAGGAACCTTTGATCACTTTGAAATTCCGGAAGGCGTTTCTTATATCACTTCCTATTTCTTAGCTCATGCAACTAATGAGTTTGTGGTTAGTGTTCCTTATACAGTTACCGCAATTGAAGACCATGCTTTCTATGAAAGTGGTTGCTATAGAATTGATTTTGAAGAAGGTTCTCAATTAGCTTCTTTAGAAGATTATGCTCTTTATAGAATTGCAGACTTAGAAGACATTAACTTCCCAGCCTCTCTTTCTAGATGGGGCAACTATAACCTTAGTGGTTGTGGATGTGAGTATGTCACCTTTGGTGCTAACTCTAATTTAAGAACCTTATCATCTTATGCTTTCTGGAACATTCCAAAACTTAAGAAACTCTATTTACCAGATAGACTCCAGAGTTTCACTGGTGGAACAGCGGTTGTTAAGAGCTGCCCTCTTTTAAATGAGATTTGGTTCCCTAATACAATTAACGTTCCTATTCCATTGGAATCAATTCAAGACTGCCCTCTCTTAAGCAAGATTAGCTTACAGAGCAACTTCAACGTCAACGCTAACTTTGGTAACTGCACTTCATTAACCAGAGAATCAGTTATTCAAATGTTCCGTAACTTGAAAGACTTAAGCGGAGCAGCTTCAAAAGTTATCTCAATTCATCAAGTTGTCTATGACAGGCTTGAGGCTGAGGATATAGCTATTGCTAATAACAAGAACTGGTCCATCGGTATTGTTGGTGGAAACGATCCACTTGCAGGTAAATGCTTCCATTATGAAAACAGCTCAATTTCTATCGACTTAGAATTCTCTTCTGGCTTCGGTTGTATTAGTTGTACAGGAAATGCAGTCAACTTCACTTATGAATATCTCTCAGAAACAACATTCAAGATTGATGTCTCTGGTGGCGATTACATTCCTAGTGCATGGGGCAATTTCATGCCAGTTCCAGTAGGAGAAGTCATCAATGACACTGGTATTATTACATTCAGTAGTGGTGAAGCCTCTCAAGTTAAACTTAAGACCTACTCTAATAACAACGTAGGAACAAATAGAACTTTCAACTTAGTGCAGGAGGAAGATTGATATGGAAATCATTAACGAAAAAGGATTAAGAATTCTTGTAGCTAAAGACGGTTGTGTCATCCAAAGTGTAACTGATGGTTCTATCTTAGGAAAGAAGCTAGTTCTAGGCAAAAAGGACTCTGAGATTCATTATCACGAGATTCCGGTGCCCGCTAAAGAAGTGGAAGATACCGAAGAATGAGTTTCTTACTATCGTATATCAACGAAATAGAGGCGGGCCGTATAATTGCTGGGAATGAACTGAAAAGTGTCTTAAAACGCCTAAAAGACGATTTGAATGATCCTCGCTTTATCTATGATGAAGAACCTGGAAGATTAAGAATCGAATTCATTGAGAAGTTCTGTAAGCACACAAAGTCACCTTTCAATGGTCAACCTTTCATCCTGGAACTCTGGGAGAAAGCTTTGCTTGAGTGTGCTTATGGTTTCAAGATGGCGGACTCAGGTTTAAGAAGATTTAATGAAGTGGTTCTCCTTATCGCTAGAAAAAACGGAAAAACAACGTTTGTTGCCGGGATAGACCTGGCTGAGTTTTTTCTCTCTAGTGGTGGAACCGACATTGTTTGTGCTTCTAACACTAACGAACAAGCTTCAATTCTTTTTGAAGAAATAAATAACATGAGAGAGCAGAGCAAGGCTCTCAGAAATGAAAAACGTTCTAGGAAGAATATCTTTTACATCTATTCTCCAACGAACAAAAACAAGATTAAAAAGTTATCCGCTCAGAGCAGAAACAAGGATGGCTATAACATTGAAGTTGGCTGTATTGATGAAGTCCATGAAATGACAGATTCAAAAGTCTACGATGCCATTAAGCAAAGTCAGTCAACCAAAAGAGAACCGCTAATCTTTATTATCACAACTGAGGGAACAACTGTTGATGGCTTCCTTGATAACAAGCTCGACTATTGTCGAAAGATGATAAAAGGAGAAATTGATGACATTCGTATTCTTCCCTGGCTTTATACCCAGGATAGCGATGAAGAGATCTTCTCCGATCCATCTAGCTGGCAAAAGAGCAATCCTTCTATAGGAACCATCAAAACCAGGTCTTACTTTGAGGACATGATGGTAAAAGCTAGAAATGATTTAGCTACTAGAGTGACGATGATGTGTAAAGACTTTAACATCAAGCAACTTGAGAGCGGCTCCTGGCTTACTTACTTAGATCTCAATAATGAGACCAAATACAAATTAGATGATTTAAGAGATAGCTATGCTATAGGGGGAGTGGACTTATCATCTACAACCGACTTAACAGCAGCAGTTCTCCTTATCATAAAAGGCGGAAAGAAGTATGTTATCCCGCACTTCTTTATGCCTTCTGAACTGATAGCTCAAAGAGTCCAGGAAGATAAGATTCCATATGACATTTGGGTGAAGAAGGGATTAGCTACTCTTACAGAAGGAAACCAGAATGACTTTTCATTAGTGACTCAATGGTTTCTAAAGATGGTAAGAGAATATGGAATTAGACCTTTGTGGATCGGTTACGATCCCTGGAACTCACAATACTGGGTGAAAGAGATGGAAGATTCTGGTTTCACAATGGAAAAGATTAGACAAGGCATTTATACCTTATCTGAACCAATGAAGCAGCTTGAAGGAGACCTCAAGAATAAGCTTGTTATCTATGATAATAACCCTATCCTAAAGTGGTGCTTTTCAAACACTCAAGCGAAGGTTGATGTTAATGGAAACATTCAGCCTAGCAAGCTTAATTCCAAACTAAAAAGAATCGATGGCTGTGTAGCTTTGATTATCGCTTATGCAGTTTTAAATCGATACAAGATTGAGTACGAAAACATGATTAGTTAGGAGGTCACTATGGGATTGTTCGACATCTTTAAACGAAAGAAAAAAGTAGTGGCACCTGTCAACTATGATGCTCAGCTATTTAAAACAACTTTGAACCTTTTCCAAGACTTCGGTGACAACATCAATGCTTCTGATATTGTGAAGATCTGTATTGATCGAATCGCAACTCACTCAGCAAAGCTGAAACCGAGGTATGTGAAAACTGAAGAAGATAAAACAGTTCAAGAGAAGAAAGGCAACCTTGCTTACCTTTTGAAGTATCAGCCAAATCCACTCATGAGCCCTTATGACTTTATCTATAGAGTGGTTACTCTTTTGTACTTGAATAACAACGCATTTATCTATCCTGTCTATGACAAAGGCACGTATGAGCTTCTTGAGCTCTGGCCCTTAAAGCCTAACTTAGTGGAAGCCTTAAAGGACGAAAGTGGAGCTCTCTATCTCCGCTTTTGTTTTACAGACAAGAAATCATTCACTCTTCCTTATGAATCCATCATTCATTTGAGAAGGTTCTATGGAACGAATGACATCTTTGGTGGAAGTGGAGCAATAAGTGACCACTCAGCTTTGCTGAAAACAATCAAAATCAATGATTCAGTTCTTCAAGGATTAGATAACGCAATTAGAACCTCTTTCCAAATTAAAGGCTTACTCAAAATTAACGGCATGCTTAACGAAAAAGATAAGCAAGCTCAGAAAGCTGAATTTGAAAACGCTCTAAAAGAATCAATTGGAGATGGCGGTTCTTCCATTGTTCCAGTTGACTTAAAAGCGGACTATGTACCGCTAACAGTTGATCCTAAATTAGTGGATTCAGCTACTCTTTCATTCCTCCAAAAGAAGATCATCACTTACTTCGGTGTGAGCGATGCTATCTTTGATAACAAGTTCAATGAAAATGAATACAACGCTTTCTACGAAGGGGTTATCGAAGGAATTGCTATCTCTCTTTCTGAAGCCTTTTCAAAAGCTTTGCTTACCAGAGGTCAATTAGAAAGAGGAGAACAAATCATTTTCTATTCAGAAAGGCTTCAATATGCCTCATGGAATACAAAAGTCCAAGCCATTGAAAAATTGATGGGACTTGGCATTCTTTCTCTTAATGAGTCAAGAGCTCTTTTAGGCTTTGAACCAATAGAGGGAGGAAACAGAAGACTTCAGTCACTCAACTATGTTGATGCTGACAAAGCTAATGATTATCAATTACAACCTATCGTCTTACAACCTAAGAAAAAGGAGGATCCAAAAGATGGAGAAGGAAACTAGATTCTCAACCATTGCAAAACGTGATGGAGAAGAAGAAAACAAAATGGTAGTGGAAGGCTATGCGATAGTCTTTGATGAAGAAACTCTTATCGGTGATGAAGAAAGAGGCTTCATTGAAGTAATCGACAAAAACGCCTTAGCAAATACCAATATCAAGGATGTGCCATTCAAGTACAACCACAATGACACAACCTTAATCTTAGCGAGGACCAGAAATGGTTCTCTTTCTTTGGAAGTCGATGAAAAAGGGCTCAAGATTAGAGCAGAACTCATCGATACAACCAGCAACAGAGACATTTATAAATGCATTGAAGCTGGCTTATTAGACAAGATGTCGTTTGCTTTTACTGTTAAAAGTCAAAGCTGGGATAAAAGTGGAAAGATACCAAAGAGAACGATCACGGCAATTGATCGCCTTTTTGATGTATCGGTTGTTGATTTGCCTGCATACGATCAAACTTCTATCCAAGCAAGCTCTCGTTCTTTAGAAATCGTGGAGGCGGAACTAAAGGCATTGGATGATGCAGAGAACCTTGAACGTAGAACGATATTAGCAAAGCGAATAAAACTCAAAACAAAGTTTTAAGAAAGGAGATTCACAATGAATCTAGAATTACGTTTAAAGGAAATTAAAACCCGCCTTGATGAAATTAGGGGTTTAGTCGATGCTGAAACTGATGTTGAAAAGCTCGGTGCTTACGATCAAGAAGTCGACGAATTAACAAATGAACGCAAAACTATCGAAAAGAAACTCGCTTTAAGAGGCAAATTCGATGTTGCTGACGTCATTGAAACCAAATCCACAGAAACTAATGAAGAATTAGAAGCTCGTGGTAAAGCCTTAAAGGAAGGCAGAACTGTCACCGTTACCGCTGATGGAGTCTTGCTCCCAACTCACGTCGATGACAAGATTACACCTGTTCCTTTCCGTGAAGTTTCTACTTTAGTAGAACAAGTTCACACAGTTAACTTAAAAGGTGGAGAAACCTATAAGAAATCTTTTGTTAAATCTCATGGCACTGGTGGATTAACTGCAGAAGGCGATCCATACACAACCGCTGAGCCAACATTCGGTTACTTAACTATCTCCAAAGTGAAAGTTACTGCTTACGCAGAAATCACAGAAGAGTTAGAAAAACTCCCTGCTGCTGACTATCAAGCAGAAGTCCTTAATGGAATCAATATCGCTCTCAAGAAGAAAATCTCTGAGCAAATCCTTCGTGGTGCAGGTACCACAAACACCTTCAAAGGTATCTTCTCTGCTAACTGTGAAGCTTTGGCAGATGTCACTGACTTAGAAATTAGTGCGATTAACGAGAACACTCTCGATGATATCGTCTATGCCTATGGTGGTGATGAAGAAGTTGAAGGTGGCTGTGTCCTCATCCTCAACAAGAACGACTTACGTGCTTTCGCTGGTTTAAGAACTGCTGAAGGTAGAAAAGTCCACACTGTTGACTACAAGGCAAAAACTATTGATGGTATTCCATTCATCATCTCTTCTCATTGCAAAGCAATTTCTGCTTCCGCAACTCAAGCTGGTGAATATGGTATCGTCTATGGTCCATTAGCCAACTATGAAGTCCCAATCTTCAGTGGTGTTGAAGTAGCCAAATCCACTGATTACAAATTCAAAGATGGCATTATTTGCTATAAGGCTTCTGTCTTCACTGGTGGTAACGTCATCGGCTACAAAGGTTTCTTAAGAGTCAAGAAAGCTGCTGCTTCTACAGAAACAACAGAAGACGATCAAGAAGAAACTCACGACTGATAATGGTCGAAACACGGAGGAGTGCCCGCTAACCTTGATAAGTCGCTAGTCGCAATACATATGAAATGAGAGATCAATAAATGTGTATGAAGGCGGGTCCTTCCGTTTAAGTGTAATAGGAAGAATATTCTAACGAGTAGAGGAGGTGTCTAAAATGTCGTGCGAAAACATACTTGAAGTGATGAAGAAAGCTTTGCTTATCCCTGCAACCGAACACTACGCTGATGATGAAATTTTGATTCATATTGCCTCGTGCCGCCAGCTCCTAGTCAGTGCTGGAGTTCCTCGTGAAACCGCTGAATCAAACGACAACCCATTAGTGACAGCTCTTATTACCATATTTGTAAAGACAAACTTCGGATTTAAAAGTGACGGAACAGTGAAAGAGCTTCCCAAGAGCTTTGACGTCTTACTCAGGCAACTATGCTTGCATAATCCTGAGGTTGGTGGAGGTTCGTCCTCGTGATAGCGTATCCTAATTCCGGCAACATTTCTTTATTCCTATTACGTGTTAAAACAGCTGCCGATGACCTGGGTAACCAGGGCTTGCGGTTGGTCGGCTCCAAAGAGGTGGTGGGGATGACAAGCTCCATCACTTCTAAGGAATTCTACAATTCAAAAGAAAGCAAAGTTTTACTTGATTTCAAGGTCGCAATTCAAGCTTTCCTTTATGACAAAAGCAAGTACATCTATGTTCCTAATGAAGACACTATCTACAAAGTAGAAAGAACCTATCAGAACGGAATGTGGTTAGAACTTTCTTGCTCTGAAACTCAAATCAAGAAGGAGGACATTGAAGGATGGAATCTTTGAAACTTGAAGCTTTAACTCCAGAAATCGAAAAGGCAGTTGTCTCTTATTCAAAAGATGTCGAACTAGCAATAGTGGCAACTCTTGAAAAAACCGCAGATCAAATCCTGGAGTACATCAAAGAAAACGCTCCACGCTCCCCTTACACAAAGGAGCATCTGGCGGATTCTTTTGTAAAGGAATCTTATGGCGAAGGAGTGAATAAAACTATTGTTATTTATTCCAAAACCAAAGGTTATCTCGTTCATTTAGTAGAACTAGGCTTTAAACATAGAGGAGGAAAACTTGTCGCAGCTCGTCCATTCATGAGACCGGCTTATGATGAGTTCTCACCCAAAATGCTTGAAGATATCAAAAAGATCATAAATGGAGGTGGTGGAAGTGCTTAAGAAACTAAGACAAGTCTTATTGACGGTTCTTCCTACTGTTATCTACGCTCATTTAGATTCTGACAATGAGCAAAACGCAGAACCGCCATTCATTATTTACCAGGAGATATCGAAAAGACCTCCTTCTTATGGAGACGATAAACCTGTCTACTATCTAAGAACCATTCAAATCACATTGTTAACAAAGAAAAAAGACGAAGCTCTTGAAGAGAAACTTGAAAAAGCTCTCCTCAAAAATGACTACGTCTTTTCTTTAACTTCTGAGTACGCAAACTCAGATCACTCTATAAATAGAGTTTACGAAATTAGGCTGGAGGATTTTAAATATGCCAAATAACAAAATTACATTCGGTTTACGAAATGTTCATTACGCCATTGCCTCTCAAGATAACAATGGTAACTGGAGCTTTGATACTCCAGTCGCTCTCCCAGGTGCTCAAGAGTTTTCTAGTGAAGTAGTGGGTGGAAGTACCAATGTTTATGCTGACGATACTTTATACGCATCCTTAGTTCAAAACGCAGGTCGTACTTTAACTCTCAAGTTCACAGAAATTCCTGACAACTTCAAAACTGCCATTCTTGGCTATAAGCAATTAGCTAATGGTAACTTAGTGGAAATTGCTAACGCACCAGTTGTTACCTTCGCTTTAGGCTTTGAATTCCAGGGCGATGCGAAAGCTAGAAGAGTCTGGTATTACTTATGTAATGTTACTCCAATTGCTGAAGCAACCAAGTCAAAAGCAGATTCCATCGAAGCTAATAGTGTTACTCTCAACATCACTGCAAGACCAATTGAAGTTGGCGATAACTTAGTCACCAATTGTGTCTCCGCAAAAGGCGATAGTAACTATACTAACTTCTTAACAACTGCACCTGTCATTCCAGAGATCAATGAATAGGGAGAGAAGTTATGGAAAAAACCGTTAAACTCAATGGGAAGGAACTAAGATTAGCTTCTTCCCTTTTTACTATCATTTCCTACAGGAACATCTTCGGAACTGAGCTATTTGATGATGTTGAAAAACTAGATAAAGCAATCTCTGAAAATAAGAACGAGGTCGGTAAGTTTATCGACATTCTTTTCCGCTTAATCTACGTGCTTCACAAGCCATTCTATAACGACAGTTACGATAGATTCCTTCAAACCTTTGACTTCAGCGTTCTCTCTAATGTTGAAGAGCTCACTAATTTGGCTAATACCATTGGAGAACTATTAGGCGAAGTTAAGAAGAACTCTGATGGGACTGACTTAGCCCCAAAAAAGTAAAGCCACGAGAAAACATCACGGCGAATATCATTTTCAACCTGGCTCAATTAGGAATACCGATTCGTGATGCGGTTTTCTTTGATATTCAGACCTACCTTGACGTAGTCAAATTACAAAAATCTATCTATGAGGGTGGTGGAAATCGACAAGCAACTCAGGCGGATATTGACGCCTTTTTAGGTTAGGAGGTGAGGGATATGGCGGAAGCTATTAAAGGTCTTAACATTAAGCTCGGACTTGATACTACAGAACTAGAAGCTTCTATCAAATCCCTTAACTCAGACCTTAAAGAACAGCAAAAAGATCTTGCTGTCATAAACAAAAACTTAAAATACGATTCTTCTAACGTTGATCTTTGGAAACAAAAACAAGAAAAACTTAATGGCATTCTTGAAACTACAAAGAAGAAACTTGAAGAACAAAAGAAACAACTTGAGCTTGCTAAAGAAGGTGTCAAATTAGGCACTGTCTCTGAGCAAGAATTCAAGAAGTTACAACGTGCAGTTCAAAGCACTGAAGCGGAAGTAGCAAAGCTAAATGGTGAACTCAAAGAGACTGACTCTAAGATTTCAGCATTAGGAAAGATTGATGTTAATAAACTCTCCAGCATTGGCGGAGCTTTAACAAAATACATAACCGCTCCGGTGACTGCAGCTGTGACCGCTTTGACAACTTTAGCTATCACAACAACTAATACCGTTAATGAAATGGCGGATACTGCTAAGCAGTTAGGTGTTGGTTTAGAAGCTCTTCAGAAATGGGAATACGCCGCAAAGCAATTAGGCAGTGAAACTCAATATCTGGATAAAGCTTTCCAAAAAGTTAATAACTTATTAGGTCAAATAGCTAATGGCGATGATGTATCTGAACAGCTTGCTAAAATCGGTCTAACTATGGAAGATCTGGCAGGTTTAGATGCTGAAGCTGCCTTTAAGAAAATAAGAAGTGCTATAGCAGGAGTGGAAGATGCCGCTACTAGAACTGCTCTAGCTAATCAATTCTTTGGTGACAAACTTGGAACTTTACTCAACCCAGTTTTAAGTGCTTCTGAAGAAGAACTTGAAGCCTGGATGAACGAAGCTGAAAAGGTAGGAATTGTCTCTGAAGAAGATGCTGAACAGACTGGTAAATTAGGCAACGAAATCTATGCTTTGAAGCAAGCCTTTCTTTCGTTAAGAACAGAACTTGCTACAGCATTAGCTCCGATTATCACAAAGATAGTCAATTTCCTAAAAGACACAGTTATACCAAAGGTAAAGGAACTTATTCAGAAGTGGAAAGAAATGTCTTCTGGGCTCAAAGTCATTATTGGAGTCATAGGAGGAATCCTGACTGCAATAGGGCCAGTGCTATCAATAGTAGCTAAGGTTATTGGACTTGTTTCTAAACTCAAAGAAGCTGTTAGTGCTTTAGGCGGAGCCACAAAGGTTCTGGGAGCTGTTGCTAAAGCTGGTCCGTGGGCTCTAATTATCTCAATTATTGCTATCTTGCTTCTACAAAATGAGAACTTCAGAGCTTTGCTCAAAAGGTTACTTGATATTGTTAAGCAACTAATCGACAAAATAGTGGAGCTAGTCGGTAAGATTATCGAAAAGCTCAAACCAATTCTTGATGTGCTGATGAATGTGATCAACCAGATCATAGATGTCTTAGTGGAAATTATCGATGGTATTCTTGATGCGGTAATGCTGGTGCTTGATGA